TGATGCATAAAGTGATGGATCCCATTCGCCTAGGTCTTCACCATTTGCACCTTGTCTCCTACCGAAAGAGACTTGAGCAGGAGCACAATTCCTAAAATCATACTCTTCAAAGTCTTCCTCATTCTCAAACGTCTGGAGTGTTCCTACCTTATCAGGAGGACAGAGACTTGCAATAGCAACTGCACCAGATCCCAGTCCTTCAAGATCAACGATGTCAATTTGGGGTGGGAATCTATATCCATAACCTCCTTCCACGACATCAACACCAAGAAGTGATCCATCATTTCCGATCACAGCATTAGCTGCAGCACCTACTCCACCGCCACCATTAATATAAACTCTTGGAGATCCTGGAGTTCCAGTTGCATCTTGTTTAAGTGATCCATCTGGATTGTAAATATCTAATCCAAATGTATTAACACTCTCTTGATCACATCCATTAGTGGGAATTCTGTTTGGTAAAAGATCATCAGGAGTGAGTTGATTCACCTCATTAATATTAAGATACCTAATCAGATCTCTATTCTTAAAAATAAACTGCGTGCCAGGATTTAACGCAGCATATTGATTGGCTTCATATCTGCTGACACCATCAACGTACCCTCTATCAGTCGAAATATATCCGACTCTGATGTCACAGATAGTGGCAGGTCCGAAGAGGTTGAATGACATTATTGCTTATATCTTGTCTTCATATTGTGTATTTATTACGCTATATTGGAGTTAATTTCATTTAATTCAGTTTGAGTCCCTGCTCCACTTGGTTTAGTATCTTGCTGACCGCTAGTTGGTTGAATATATCCAATATTTTCTTTAGGTGCAGCAACCTCACCAGGATCCTGTGCTGCTGCTGCCTTCTCAACAGATGCATCACTAGGAAGTTTAGCATCTGGTTGACCTGCACCACCACCTTGAATGGTATAGTAATCATCAACGGGACAGTTAGGTTCTAATTCGCAACCAAACAAATTGATTTTAATATTCTCAAATCCTAGTGCAGCAGTAAGACTGCCAGAGATGTCTGGAATCTTATTCATAAGTCCATCAAGTGCTCCGCTAACACCAGCAAGTTGTTTTTGGATATCCTCTAAGAAATTATCAAGATTTTGGATGAGTGAATTATTTGCCTCATCAATTTCTGGTGCTGCTACAGCAAAAACTTGTGCTGTAATATCTTCTGCATAACAAGGAGGAACCTTAGGTGCTAACCTTCTGTATGCATCATCATCACCATTTGAATTAGCAGCAGCTGCCTTTGCTTTATTCTCAAGTCCAGCAAGATCAAGTGCTTTGTCAAGAATTGCCTGAATCAAATCACATAACCCCTGAGTAATCTTATTATAAAGACAAAGAATCAACTCGGTAAGCATCTTCTTCATGTCTGCAAAAAGATGTCTCATACTAGATGGTAAAGCAGCAACCACAGTTGTGAGTGCTTCATTTAGTTTCTTCATTACATATTCCATGACTTTATCAAGCATGGGTTTGATATACTTTGCAATCTCACATGCAGCATTCCTTAGAATTTGCTGAATGTCTTCAATCGTACTTGATACCTTATCAATATAACTTTGAAATGTGTTTACATACTTTTCTATTTTCTTAACAAGATTGTCAAGCACAGTTTGAAGTGCTTTTGAGTTTGATTGAGGGAATTGACAAACGCTCAACATCACAGTCTTCTGACGGTAATGATCGTTCCTCTTAGTATCAGCAGCAGAGATGACAGTTACGTCATCAACACCTTCAAGTGTTGGTCCAGGTTGAACTGGTGCAATTGGGGAGTTTGCTGCTTTCTTACGATTACGAATACCCTCAGCAACTCTCCTCTGTTTTAGATCCTCATATTCTGCACTTCCCTTTTCATATCCAAGTGCTTCTGCCTCAGCAATTGCACTTTGTTGATCAGCAAATTGTTCTTTCGTCAGAGATTTGCTGGGATCTAATCCATACTGATTAAGTTGTGCTCCAGGAGATGGTTCTGCTTCTTCCTGCTGCTGTGCCTCTGACTTAGGTTTGGTAACCTTGAGATCATCATCAGGGACAACTGGATTAGGACCACCTTCGGCGGGTGTGTTGGGAGGTGGATTTCTACCCTCTGCGTATCCACTAGTTGCAAGAGGACCAGGATTATTATTTGTAACTCTGTTGTCACCGATCTTTGCAGATAGTGGAACCTGAACATTATGTCCAAGCACACCCATAATAACTGGTATTTGCTGATCCTGTCCATCAAGGAAGAATCCAAATACCATCATACCCTGTCTAAGGTTTGAGGTATGAGTTGCAGAAGTTTGCCCGCCACCGCCGGTGACAGGATACATGATTTGTGCCCAGGGAAGTTGATCAGAATCAATAGACTCTTCACCTTGATCGTGAAGACCGATGATTCTTACCTTGTATCTTCTTCCCCAACCATCAGGTTTTTTAGTGTCTTTATGAGGGCCAGGCAGGATGTTATCTCTCCAGGTGGCATCGTCAGCGATCTGACCTACCCACCAGAGAAAACTGGAACCTAAAAATCCTGGATTAAATAATGACCCTCCCTCCATCAGTCGTCATATACCAGGCATTCTGGTTCAGATGGATTTTGATCACAGAATAATTCAAGATAACTGGGATCGTGATGATCTCCCTCTTCAATCTCTTTCTTGTGATGCTCTGCATATTCCTCTAGGTCATGCAGTTCGCCTTCGATATGACGACGCATTTGTGGATTGGTGGTTGGATCCTGAAGGATTTCTTTATCCTTCTCGATGTGCTTCTCGATACTTTCCATTTAATTAACCGCGTGTTTTAGGTTTTCTTCCAAACGTGTCTCTAACTAAGTTCATCTTTGTCAGAGTGTCTTGTGGAGAAATGTAATGACAAAGATCTGATATAATATATAGTCCCCCTTGTTGGGAATCAACTTTATCATTTTTATTATCTTTGATTTCAGGAGTGTCAACAAAGATAGCATCACCAGCGTGCAAAGAAAAATCACCTGGGATTGTGATAGTCATCTGTGCAGAGAACAACTGGTTGTATCTCATCATAGACTGGTTATGGATATTGGCAACAGCAAAGTTTTCCTCCCCTGACTTTTTGATCTGCTCTTTTGAATCACCTGTTGGAAGAGTTCCCGTGTCTAAGATGTAGTATGTGGTTCTTGAAAACTCTCCGTTTACATCTGGATTTTTGAACTCATCATTCATTTTTGGTTGGTTCTTACCTGCCTTTTTAATTGCAGATTCATTCTCTGTTGCTTTGATGTTAGTTACCTTATAATAAGTTGTAAATGGATCAAAAGTAACAATCCTATTACTAAATGTCCCCATCTTATTCTTTTCAACAGCATCAATTCTATTATCAGACTCCATAGATAATGCTTTTACATCATATCCATCTGGAATATCTGTTCCCCTGCCATCTACACTCTCATTATAGATGATTGTTTTCTTTGCTTTTTGATCAAGCAAAGTATCAATTGATTTAAAGAAGTATCCCTCTGAAGTTTCAAAGAAAAAGTAACCAGCACTCTTCCCTTCAGTTTGATTTGTTTCTGAGACTGCCTGAACAGAAAACTTATCTAACCAGTAAAAAGGATGCTTGTTATTAGGAATCTTATTACAAGTATTTTTTGTAGTTTCGATGTCAAGTTTTTTCTTTGATCCAAGTCCCTTAAAGTTTCCCTCTGTGACAATCTTCCTTACAGAATCAGAAATCTTTCCATCAAACCTAGAACGTAGAACAACTCTTGAGTTTTTGATTGCTTCACCCGAAACACAATATAAATTTAAAACTTCCTTTCTTGTATCTTCAGAAAGCGGTGTACAGTTTTTAATAAAGAGTGGATTGTTTTTCTTATCACTAAACTCTAAAGTATTTTTGTTATTATCTTCTATCTTAATAGTTACTTTTTCTTCAGTAACAATTGGTAATCCAGACCTAGCAGTCTTTCCATTAATTGAATCACCACTATCATTAAAAACAGCACTTACCTTTACAGTATTATCCATGATACTTTCAAAATACTGAAAGTTCACAAGACCACCCACCATACTGATGTTACCTTTATTGTCATTAGATGCAACGGTAAATTCTTTGATGTAACCTGCTTCTGCTGCCTTTGATACTGCCATTTTTTATTACCTCTTACCTCTATTTAACCTTGGAAGTCAAGAAATTCAAATGGATTACTTCTCTCCCCACCCGAAATGACTGAAGTAATTTGTTGGTTATCGCCATAAGTTTGTGGTGCTGGAGTCTGTTGTGGAAGTGGTAATGGAATCACGATTGGGTCACTATTTCCTGCTTCATATGATGCATAAGTTTTTATTCTATTCATATCATACTTACCATCAACATATCCACCACCCTCAAATTCAACGTGGAAGTGATCATGGTGACTTCTATCAGGTCCCATGACATCTGATTTTCTAGGAGAAAAACTTTCTCTTGGTCCATGAATGACTTGAGGAACAAATGGTTCCTTATTAAGTCCATATTTCTTGAGATAATTATTGATGAAGGGCCAAAGATTTTTCTGATCATCGGTGTAGGATCCAGATGTAGCACTATTAGCACCAAGGTCAAGTGCAAGACCTTTATAGTGTCCCGAACCTCTGTGACTGGCAACAACACCACCATGATCTGGGTGCTCCATATCACCACCTGGTGGGTCACCATAATCTCCTCTTCCTGGTCTACCTGCACCAACTTTTTTTAAATAATATCCGAGACCGGATGCATATATCTGTCGATCTTGTGTAACTCCGATCTGAGGAAAATCTTTCTTAAGTTTTTGTGCTGCCTCAGATCCTTTACCCTGCTGCTCAGTAGAAACTGTCGGTGTGGTTTTTGTGACTGTCGGGACACTTGCTGCAGGTGTTTTAGGTTGTGCTGGTTGATCTTTACTGAATACCTGAAGAGGATCTAACGCCCTCTGGAACATATTTCTCCCACCAGTATATTCCTCCTTATCAGTTGCTTCTCCCTGTGCTGCTACTGCTTGTTTAGCAGCATATTCTGATTGACCACCAAAAATCATATCGTAGATCGCACCACCCAGTATATCACCACCAGCTGCACCTAGGAAAGCACCGATGGCAGTGCCAACTAATGGAATGGGGATTGCAGTTCCAAGTAGTCCACCAATCCAGGTGCCTAAACCAGCACCGATTGCCATGAATGCTGCTCTTCCAATCGGTTCTTTGAAGACAAAATAATTAAGTGCAAAATCAATTAATGCACCAACCAACGGAATTCTTTTTACAATAGGACTTACAAAAGTCTTCATAGATTTAAGAAGTTGTTTTGTTCCCTTCTTACCAAGACCCTTGACCATCGCTTGTCTTGCAAGATTGGTCGCTCCAGATCTAGCAAACCTGCCACCTAGTTGTTGAACTGCTGCCTTTCCAAATTTTCTCTCAGCTGCTCTCCTACCATATCTACTAGCAAATCTTCTTATAAGTTTCTTTTTTTGTTTTAATGTTTTACCAGGTACATTTTTTAATTGTTTAATTGCTTGTTTGTCAACAGGTATTTTACCCATGCCACCGCTTAGTGCAGCAGCCACTAACGCAACAGAGATTGTCGCGTTCAATACCTTGTTTAAGGTAGAGGAAAAATCATCGAACGCTTTCCTACCATCCTCACCAAAAACTTCAGCAACCTTATCACCAAGACCATCATACAATTGATATGCCTTGTCTATGAACGACATCAAACCATCAAGCAACTTCCCACCAAACTTTAATACAAAGTCTGCTGCTTTACCTATGAATTGAAGAACACCACTTTTCTCAATTGCCTCACCAAACTCCATTAATTTTAGGACTAACATGCCCATCAGCACATTAGCGATAAAATTAAAAATACCATCAAGAATACCAGTCTTTGGCATCTTCATGCCCTTCATGTCTAATTTTTTATTTTTTTTAGGTTTCTCTAATTTTTGTTCTTGCTTTGCTCTTCTTTGCTCACTTCCCTGTTTCTTTTTTTCTTCAATCTCTTTTTTCTGAGCAGCAATTGTTCCCTTCAAGTAATCATCTATCGCAGTCACATTATCTCTAATGTTTATGAGATGTCCTTCCATTCCTAAGCGAACATAAGTTCTCTTTACCTTTGGTGCTTTGACGATTGCACTTGACTCATCCGGTTTTGGAATAATAGATGACGATGGTCTTGCAACTATGGCACTACTTCCCCCACCACCATCACCTTTTCCACGACCCATCATATTTCTTGCAAACCTAGCACCCCTACCTGCCTTTGCTTTGGCAGCACCACCAATCATTTTTGCTGCACCTAATGCTAGTCCTAACATTATCTAACAACTCCTAATGATCTTGCTTTGAGTGCTGAACCAGTTCCTGCACTAAAGTTTGGTAATATAGAACCAGAAGGATCAATTGCCTCTTTTCTACCAGAGGGTGCCTCCATGGGAACGACATTAATCACAGGACCTGATCTCATAGGAGCATTAGGAATCATTCTTTCACTCCTCATCCCAAGTTTTGCAGGAGTTGAATTACTGTCTGTTTGTGCAACTATCTTATCAAGTGCTGCTGGACCACCAAGTGCTGTGACTGTATCAACTGGCAGAATATATTCACCAGGTTGCACTTTAACCAATTGTCTGTCAGCAGTTGCACCTGCAAGATTTTGACCTGATGATTCTTTCACCTCACCCATGGGTGATATTAAAGATTTTGCTCTTGATTTTACTTCCTCTAAAATAGTCTGCGGATCAATCTCTTTCCTTTTAAAAGCACCAAATAAATCACTAAGCACAGCACCAACAGTTCTAACTTTTGCCTGTTCAGTTAGAACATTTGTGCCACCACCACCTCCACTCATGCCAGGAAGACCAGACATTTCTTTGTCTAAGGGTTCTCGAACTGTAATATAATTTTCACCCTTCTCATCAAATTCTCTTTCATCAACAACACCACCACCTCCACTCATACCAGGTAGACCAGACATATCTACGGGTTCTCGAACTGTAATATAATTTTCACCCTTCTCATCAAATTCTCTTACATCGACAACACCACCACCCTCGTAAGATGGTAATGATTTGGTCATAGAGTTCATGGATGTGAGAGTATCTACACCGTACTTTTTAACTGCCTCTCTCTTAATGACAAACTCACCTGGTGTAAGCATAGCAGGAACAGTATCAGTCCCTCTAGGAATGAATCCACCT